GTTTGGTCCATCATTCGCCGAATGAAGGCAATCATAAGGTCCAATATTTTCACAAACAGAAGTTAATGGGTGTGTTGAAGGGATTTCCAGATCTGATGATACTGCTGCCGAATACAAAACCATTGTTTATCGAGCTCAAGCAACCAGGGAATTATCCTACAGAGCAGCAGAAGGACGTAGGAAGCCGAATAGTGGATTTAGGGTGTGAATATGCCATTTGCAGGTCACTACAGGATGTACAGGCATTTTTGGACGGTGTGAAGCCAGGGATTGAGTTAACGGACAATGGATATGCCAGGGGAATGGTGCAAGCGGAACAAATGTATGAAAGGGAAGTCGATGCCACGAAAAACGAAATCAGACAAAGAAAAAGAATTCGGAACCGTCGAGCAGCCGTTGGATTATCTTAAAGACAATGGCAGCAGAGATGATGAATTGTTCAAGCAATCCTTCTGGCATGAGTACCCATTTTTGCCCAGGTGGCGACGGTGGATTAAAAAAATATTAGGTATTTGATCCTGTGCTGTACCGTATAGTTCTGTCCTGTGCCAAACGTGAATATTTGCTATTGACAGTAATTTTAGGTGATCGTTACAATCGACGAAGGAGTATGCATAGCAATGCACTCTTAGCTAAGCACACAAAACAAGTATCTATAAACAATACACGCAAATCGTGCTTAGTAAGTAGTGCTAAGCAATGAGTGTCAGAGAAAAAAGCGACCCTAGATTGCGTGATATGAAGCAGCTAGATGCATTGTTTTTGGAAGCAGCAGAGACAGAGCGTAAGTTACCACCAGCTATTCGTAAGCAGAAGATGTCTAGCTGGGTCGATTATGTAAAAACCTGGGAAAGTTATGGCTGGCATGATTTCGCACCTTCGTTACCAAAAGCAACTCCGCAACAGATCACCAGGTTCGAGTTTGCTATGGATATACTTAACGATCTTAATATGGAAGCAGACGAAAAGAGACTGATATGGGCAGTAGCGCATAGCGCAGCGTTCAATGATCGTGGACCTCGATGGTCAGCAATTGGCAGGAAATTACGCATAGATCACAGGACAGTCAGACGACGTTATACTGATGCTTTGATACGGTTGTATTATAAGTTGTGACAGAAACCGACAGGGAAATTTCATTAACTTTGAAAATTGTGTTATGAATGTCATAAGAAGGATCGTATATTTGGTATAATGTCGGAACTACGACATGTTTTTTCATTTCATAATATCCTTCCAAAATAAACTTATGGTCCTCTTTCATCCTCGCAAAGAATGATTTCGGGGACCACCATTTTCAAATGAAAACATTGATATTTGTGCTGGTTATTCTTGAAAACTCTAAGGTCGTAGATGAACAGATGGAATATCCTAGTTTGCAGCGATGCAGTTGGTATGCACAAGAGATTAACAGAGCAGGGAATAATCAGAGCAGCAACTATTACACGGCTTATTGTAAGCCGAAGGTTATTGATAAATGAAATGCTGGCATTGTAATACAGAATTAATATGGGGTGGAGATCACGATTGTGAGGACGGTGAAGGTTGGTTGATTACAACAAACTTATCTTGTCCTAATTGTAAATCATACGTTGAGGTTCATTTACCAGACTTAGAACATGAGGATCATAAGAATGAAGAAGAAGAAGAGAAAAGGCTATAAGTAGTTATGTCAAAAGTAACACAGAAGCATATGGATGAGATCTGCAATAGGTTGATCGATGGTGAGAGTTTAGCACAGATCTGTGATAGTGCTGATCATCTTCCCAACAAGAGGACAATCTATAGGCATGTTCAAAAGGATGCTGATGCCTGGGATAAGTATAGCAAAGCCAGAGCGATACAAGGTGAGGACATCGATGATAAGATCATGGATATCATTAATGAACCGCTGCCCGATGATCCTAAGATTGCTATGGCTACTGTGCAGTATAAGCGATTAAAGGTAGATGCGCTGGATAAGAGGAAGCGACAGTTGCAACCGTTAGGCGGGATAAGGAATAACCCGAATGATACTTCTCCTACTGTGTCGGGGACAATACAGTTATCATGGAATGAATAGTGCTGCTGCATTGCGAGTGTCGTCGGTCACGCACGCGACCCCAGCCTGGCTTGATTTTGTAATTTGATGCTGGTTTTGGCGACAGAATTGGCGACGACTAGCGTAAGTCTTTGTTTTCATTGAGAGTGGAGGTAGGTATCTAACCTACGACATAGGTTTTCCAGGGTTTTTATGACCCCCTTACCCCCCAAAATCGGGTCGCCATTGCTATAACGTATATAACCAAACACAAGAGTGTCTAACACACACACAATGTCTGAGACATATAGTAAGAACCAGCAGAACAAGCGGATTAAGCGAGAACTTGATTTGCTTCGATTCAGACAGGAATACGAGAAACATGGAAATAAAGATACCGTACAAGCCAAGGGATCTACAAAAGAAGCTGCACGCGGATCTGCAAAAGCAAAGATGGTCCGTCCTGGTAATGCACCGTCGGTTCGGAAAGACGGTAATGGCGATTAATCATTTGTTGCGGGATGCTATTCTCAATACAAAAGATAATCCTAGATATGCCTATATAGCACCCACCTATCGCCAGGCGAAAATGATTGCTTGGGATTATTTGAAACAATTCGCAGGTGCTATACCGAATGTTAGGTTTCACGAAACTGAATTGCGTTGTGATTTACCTAATGGCGCGAGGATAATGTTATTGTCTGGTGAAAATTTTCAGAACTTGCGTGGACTTTATTTAGATGGCTGCGTGATGGACGAATATTCGGATATGCCAGAGAGTATGTTCCCAGAGGTCATAAGACCTGCTCTATCAGATAGGAAGGGCTATGGTATAGTGGTGGGGACACCAAGAGGGATGTCGGCTTTCTATGAGCTCTATGAAGCTGCTAAAGCGGATAAGACCTGGTTTACGAAGATGTATAAGGCATCTGAGACAGGCATATTGGACGATGAAGAAATTGAGAGTGCTAAGACGGCGATGTCTAAGGATCAGTTCGCCCAGGAATTTGAATGTAGCTGGACCGCGAATGTCGCTGGCGCGATATACGGAAAAGAAATAGAAAATATAATGGAGAAGGGACATATCTCTTCTGTTCCCTACGATGAAAACCACAGGGTCGATACCTGGTGGGATCTAGGAGTTGGCGATAGTAGTGTTATAATTTTCACACAGACGGTTGGTCGTTCTATCCAGGTGATTGATTGCTATGAAAACAGGGGTGAAGGTTTACCGCATTATTGTCGTGTTTTAGATCAAAAAGGGTATTTATACGGAACGCATAATGCGCCGCATGATATTGAGGTGCGTGAGTTAGGTACAGGAAAGAGCAGGAGAGAGATTGCCTATGATTTGGGACTAAACTTTCGTGTGGTTCCGAAGCTGCCTTTAGAGGATGGTATACATGCAGCGAAGATGTTTTTTAGTCGCTGCTGGTTTGATCATACGAATTGTAAGCAATTGCTCGATGCGCTTAGACACTATCATCGACAATATAATGAAAAGAATAGAGTTTTTAGATCGACACCAGTTCACGATTGGTCGTCACACTTTGCCGACTGCTTTCGATATCTTGCGGTAGGACATAAGGAATATGATGTTTCTATTTCTCCTCCACAACAGATGGCAGACAATGATTATAATCCATTAGGAAGTTTTGTAGCATGAGCAAAAACGCACCACAAATGCCACCAGTTCCACCGCCACCACCTCCTGTTCCTGTGAAGGCGATAAAACCAGAGAAAACAATTAAGATACAAACGCAGAAGAAGATGCGCGATCCGAATAAGGTGGGTCCAAAGCAAACGGTCTTAACTGGTCCCCAGGGTTTAGGGAAGGACACAACGACGGTATCGACTGGTAAGGGGTTATTAAGTGGTAACACTAACTACTAATGATCCAAAACCGTTTATTCAATGGCTAAAAGATCGGCTGCTGCTGGATAAGATCCAGGGTGAGGATGCAGCGCAAGCCTACGGATTTAGACATAATGGTGAGATAGTAGGCGCATTTGTTTTTTCTGAGTACACAGGAAACGATGTGCATATGTATTGCGTAAGTGAAAACCCGAAAATTTTTCAACGTCGCTATTTTAAGCAGATGTTTGATTATTGTTTTGAGACAATGAAAGTAAAGCGTGTTTCCGCGATGTGTAATGAGAGTAATTTACGATCCCGCAAGTTAATTAGTGGAGTGGGATTTAAACAAGAAGGTAGATTAAGGCGGTATTTCGGTAATGAAGATGCCCTGGTCTATGGATTACTTAAAGAAGATATGAGGATGATCTAATGGGAAAACCATCACCAAAAGCACCACCGCAGCCAGAACCAACACCCGCACCAGAACCAGTTGTAAAACCAACACCAAAAGTGGAACCAACTGAGGTAACAGAAACCGCTTCGGTTAATCCGAAATCCGCAGTCGGTGCATCTACTGGTACAGGATATGCTGGGACAGGAAACAAACGGACTAGAACGATGTTATCTGGTGCTGGCGGTTTATCTGGAGCAACACCAGTAAGAAAACCAATGCTCACAGGATCGCTGGGTACGGCATACAAAACAACACTAGGTGGCTAAATGTCAGATGAAGTAGCAGAAGTTCTGGATAATCAGCTTTCGCAGTTAAGAAATCATAGAACGACATGGGAAACGCATTGGCAAGAATTAGCCGATTATGTAATGCCCAGGAAAGCAGATATCACTAGAACACGAACCAAGGGTGATAAAAGATCACAATTGATTTTTGACGGTACGGCGATCCATGCAGCGGAGTTATTGGCTGCATCTTTACATGGCATGTTAACGAATATGTCTACAAAATGGTTTACGCTTGAATTTAGAGATCCCAGCCTTAATGGAAATGACCAGGCGAGAGAATGGTTATTAGCGGTTGAAGATATTATGTATCGCACATTTCAACGCAGTAATTTCTCTGAACAAGTCCATGAAATGTATATGGATCTGGTTGTGTTTGGTACAAGCGTTATGTTTATCGAGCAAGATGATCTGACGGATGTGAATTTCTCTACCAGGCATATTGGCGAATGTTTTGTATCTGAGGACAAAAGAGGGCGAATTGATACGGTTTTTCGTGTGTTCTCAATGCCTGGACACGCTATGCGTGATCGTTTTGGCTTAGATGGTTTAAGTATAAAAATGAAGGATAGAATTAACGAATATCCGCATGAGCAGGTAGAGTTAGTTCATGCCGTATATCCAAGAGATAATTATGATATCACAAGTGTTACCAAGGAAAATGCGCCGTTTGCATCTGTTTATTTTGAGCCAACAGAAAAAGTCGTGTTATCAGAAGGCGGTTTCCAGGAATTTAGTTATGTAGTCCCCAGGTTTCAGAAAAGCAGTACCGAAATTTATGGACGATCCGTTTCTATGACGGCATTGGCTGATATCAAAATGCTCAATAAAATGAGCGAAACAACGATTAGAGCAGCGCAAAAGCAAGTAGATCCACCGTTATTGGTTCCAGATGATAGCTTTATTCTACCGATTAAAACGGTTCCGTCGGGTTTAAATTTTTATAGATCTGGTACGAGAGATCGTATTGAGCCTTTAAACATTGGTGCAAATAATCCGCTGGGACTAAATATGGAGGAGCAGCGACGGAACGCAATTAGATCTGCTTATTATATTGATCAATTAGTCATGGGCACAGGTCCACAGATGACCGCCACAGAAGTGGTTTCCAGGACTGAGGAAAAAATGAGACTACTTGGTCCAGCGATGTTTCGAGTGCAGGTTGAAATGCTGCAACCAATGATAACCAGGGTGTATAATATTCTATCACGATCACAGAAGTTTCCAGTACCGCCCGAAACTCTACAGACAACTGATATAGAAATTGAATATGTTTCGCCACTCGCAAAAGCGCAGCGACAAGTCGATGTTACATCCCTCACTCAAATGTTAGAACTAATGGGTCCAATAGGACAACTTAATCCAGCGGTTTTTGACTTTGTGGACTTCGATGGTGTGGCGAAGCATTTAATTAAAACGCTGGGAATTCCAGCCACAGTTATTAAAAGCGATGATGATGTTGCCAGGACAAGAGAAGAAAAAGCAGCGCAGCAGCAGATGATGATGGAACAACAACAGTTGGCACAACAAGCTGAAGCGATGGGCAAAGCAGCACCAATGGTAGCAGCGGTCAATAAATGACGATAGAGGATTTAAAAGCAGCCTACAAAATGGCAATGGAAACTCCAGACGGTGAAACCGTTTTAGAGGATCTTGGACTACGATTTCATATGCAATCATCGACATATGTTCCCGATAGTAACGAAGCAGCGTTCAGAGAAGGTCAGCGATCTGTAATACTGTTTATTCACAATATGCTGGCAGAACCACAAGACAGAGAGGATATAGCACAAGATGAATGAAGAAACCCAGGTAGCGGAGCCGACAGAAACGTCGATAACTCCGTCTGAAACGACATTCGATTGGAAAAATGAAATACCAGAAGAAGTCAAAGGAAATAGAGTTTTTGAAACACACAAGAATTTAGGATCTCTATTAAAAAGCCATGCTCACCAGCAAGCCTTAATTGGTGCGGATAAGATACCAGTACCAGGAAGTGATGCATCAGATGAGCAATGGAATGAGGTTTATACACGCATGGGACGACCAGCAGAAGCTACTGAGTATAAACTTAATGTTGAGATGCCCGAAGGACAAACGGCAGATGAGGGACTTCTAAGCTGGTTTAGAGACACATCCCATAAGGCTGGATTGAATAACAGACAAGCACAAGCCATGCTGAATGAGTATCAAAAAGTTACGCAGCAGCAAGAAGGGCAAAATGCAACATCGGCTAATCAATTACGCGAAGAGGGTGTAAATAGCATAAAACAGGAATACGGCGCAGCGTTTGATGATAAATTAAAAATTGGAAACGCAGCCATAGCACAATTTGATGCAGCGGATTTAACGCAGCTAAAACTAGCAGACGGTAGAACCCTGGGTGATCATCCAGATTTCATAAAAGCGTTTGTTGGTGTTGGTGATTTTATAAAAGGCAAAATTGGTGAAGATAGCCTGGAAGGAGCGAAAACTTCTGGCGGTATGACACCCGAAGTTGCCAGAGCAAAATTGGCTGAGATCAAGCGACAAGGCGGTCCCTTCTGGAATAACAAAGATCCAGAACATCAATATGCGGTTCAAGAAGCCTTACGACTACAAGAATTGATTACACCAACCGAATAATCGACAAGCATCTGCCCGATTATTTAAAGTGTGACCATCAACCTGGATAACCGTTAGCGGTCCAGTAGGTGCAGACCTCAAACTGAAAAAACCTTCGTCTGACAAAAAGTTAGGTAGCGATTTAATTTAATCTTTAACTGAAAGGTACGACATGAGTAATCAAATTACTAATGCGTTTGTGCAACAATTTTCAGCTAATATTACCACTTTGTCCCAACAGAAAGGGTCACTTCTCAGAGGTGCGGTTCGTGAAGAAAGCGTAACTGGAGAAAAGGCTTTTTTCGACCAGGTTGGTAGTACGGCTGCCGTTAAACGAACATCGAGACATGGTGATACACCATTGCTAGAAACACCACACTCCAGAAGAATGGTTGTGATGGAAACATACGAATGGGCAGACATGATTGACGATGCGGATAAAGTCGCCACTCTTGCAGACCCCACAAATGTCTATAGCCAAAGTGCTGGATATGCGATGGGTCGAGCAATAGATGACGAAATTATTGCTGCTGCAACAGGGACTTCCTTAACAGGAAAAGCTGGAGCAACGTCAACTGCACTTCCGTCTGCACAAATAATTGCACATGGATCAGCCGATTTAACAATTGCAAAGCTAATACAAACACGAAAAATATTTAGCGAAGGCAATGTTGATCCGTCTGAGAGATTGCACATTGTTGTTAGTCCAGCGCAGATCGAAAGTCTGTTGAACACAACCCAGGTAACAAGTTCTGATTTTAACACAATTAGGGCTTTAACAACTGGATCGATATCTTCCTACATGGGCATGGAATTCCATGTTTCTAATAGGTTGGCAAAATCTGGAAACAACAGAACGTGTTTTGCTTTCGCTGAAAGTGGGATCACTCTGGCAGTTGGGCGAAATGTAATGGCTGAAATCGACAAGCGACCAGATAAAAGCTATTCCACCCAGGTATTCTATTGCGCCACATTCGGAGCAACTAGGATGGAAGAAGCCAAAGTAATTTCCATAATATGCGATGAAAGCGCGTAGGGGAGAATAGAAAATGGCAACAGTATATTCTGACGTACAAACCCAAAGAACTCAGAACACCCCAAGAGAGCTTGTAAAAGCAAACGAACTTGGTGGAGAAGTAAGAGTTGCGAGGGCAACATATGAAGCATCATCTTTAGCTTCTGGTGACATAATCGAAATGTTTACATTACCAGATGGCGCAAGAATTCTTTCGGGATCTCTTGCGCATGATGCTATGGGATCTTCAACCACTTTATCTGTTGGTTTTGCAGCACACAAAGATGCTGACGGAACTGACGTATCAGCATCGGCAGCAGCGTATAAAGCAGCAGCAGCATCTACATCTGCACAGATCGTAGACGTTGTAGCGACTTTGGCTTTGTTAAACGGAGAAGAAGTTGATGCTAATGAAGATGGCAAAACTGTTACGGTAACTATGGGCGGTGCTGCTGGCACAGGCACAGTTGCTTTAACAATGATGTGGGTCCAATCATAAACTTTTAATTGAGAAGGGGGGAAACCCCCTTTTCTTTTTTCAATGGATTTATTATGGCAAGTAAAGTTGATCTTTGTAATTCAGCACTAAACATGATTGGTGCATCCAATATTGCTGCATTTACGGAAGATAGTAAGGCAGCGCGATTATGTAACCAGCGTTATGATTTTATTAGAGATCGTGTATGTCGATCCCATAATTGGAATTGCCTATTGACCAGGGTGACTTTAACACCAGATGCAACATCACCTGCATTTGAATTTGCAAATGCGTTTTCATTACCAGTAGATCCGTATTGTCTACGTCCTGTAAACCTGGACACAAGTTCTATTGTTTTTAACCTGGAAGGACGAAAGATACTTACAGACGAAGCAACAATAAATCTAATCTATATCGCCAGGGAATTAGACATAAACAAATATGATGCGGGTTTAATCGAAACAATTAGTGTGGCATTAGCTGCTGATTTTGCTTATCCCCTCACAAACTCTGTGGCTCTAGGTAATGCGATGCAAGCGAAGTATGAGCAGACAGTTAGTGAAGCAAGATTTATGGATGCGGTAGAGGGTGCATCTGCAAGTAATTCTTCGACTTCAGATCGAATGACACTTGAAGCAAATGAGTTTATTAACGCGAGGATCTAATGGTCAAAGCATCACCAGCCTTTACAAACTTTACGGCGGGTCAGTTATCAGCACGCTTGGACGGAAGGACGGATATCGCCAAATATGCTAACGGTTGTAAGCAGCTTCAAAATTTTTTAGTCCATGCTCATGGTGGCGCAACAAGACGACCTGGGACAGAGTTTATTGCTGAAGTCAAAACAAGTGCAAATGCAACCAGGTTAATACCTTTTGAATTTAACGTAGAGCAAACCTATATCCTGGAATTCGGCAATCTCTACTTTCGGATCTACCGCGACGGTGGGCAGGTTGTAAGCGGGGGAAGTGCCGTAGAAGTAGCAACCCCTTATACGTCAGCACAAATAGCTGATATCAAATTTACGCAAAGTGCGGATGTTATGTATATCGTGCATCCAGATCATTCTGTGCGTAAGATCTCAAGAACAGGGCATACTGCCTGGACAATTACAGAAGTTGATTTTCGGCGCGGTCCTATGTTGGATCAAAACACGACGACGACGACATTATCATCAAGTGGGCTTACTGGATCTGTAACGGTTACGGCTTCGGCTAGTTTATTTGCAGCAACAGATGTGGGACGGTTAATAAATTTTTATGATGGCTTTGCCAAGATTACCGCTTATTCAAGTGCAACATCAGTTACGGCTGCGGTCCAGGAGAACGAAGATCTAAGAACTGAGCTAATGGCGAGCTATACCGCCACAACAATTGGATTTAAAGAAGGAGATCCAAGTTCAACAGGACTAGAACATAATGATCGAATTACTGATACTGGTGCTAATTTTATCCTGGAAGGCTTTAAGGTTGGGCAAACAGTTACAATTAGCGGAGCCAGCAACGGTGGCAATAATCAAACCGCATTAGTCATTGTTCAAGTTACCGCCGATACAATTCTGTTCGCGCCAAGTAATGATTTAGTCGATGAAGCTGCTGGGCAGTCTGTAACGATAACAGGCAATCTAGGTGCAACGAGTGAATGGAGTTTAGGCGCATTTTCAACCACAACAGGATTTCCGTCGTGTGTTGTGTTCTTTGAGCAACGGTTAGTGTTTGCTAATACGGCAACGCAGCCACAAACAATGTTCTTTTCGGTTTCGGGTGATTTTGAAGATTTTAACGCGGGAACTCTCAATTCATCCGCTTTGATCTATACAATTGGATCAAACCAAGTAAATGTTATACGCTTCCTTACGGCTTCCCGCGCTTTGCTAGTTGGAACATCTGGTGGTGAATTCGTTGTGAGAGCATCATCAGATGAGCCTATTTCTCCAACAAACACACAGATCTTACGACAAGCCAGCTACGGATCGGCAAACATCCAGCCTGTAAGTGTTGCAAATGTTGTTTTGTTTGTGCAGCGTGCGAAGAGAAAATTAAGAGAGTTAACCTATAGTTTTGGCTCTGATAGCTACTATGCACCAGATCTCACTATATTGGCTGAGAATATAACGGAAGGTTTGATCAAAGAAATTACGTTGCAGCAAGAGCCAGATAATATTGTTTGGTGTGTCCTGGAAAACGGAAAACTTATCGGAATGACATACCGCAGGGAAGAAGAGGTTGTTGCCTGGCATGATCACATAATTGGTGGATCATCTGGAACCGCAACGATCACGGTCACGGATTATGCAAATATTGCGGTTGGTTCAACAATAACAGTTACCAAATCAGACGGAACGGCGATTACATTTACAAGTGAAGCTGCTGGTAGTTCGGCTGCATCAAGTTCATTAGGCTGGCGACCAAATACAAACAACGATACAACTGCTGATAATATCTACACAATGCTGAATAATCATGCGGATCTGACGGTGGCAAACCCCGCAGCGAATACTGTTACGGTTACAGAAACCACACCGTCGGCAACAGGACATTTAACGCTGACAAGTTCAGATAGCACACGACTAGCGGTCACAAGCCAAACACACGCTTTGGTCGAGAGTGTAGCTTCTATTCCTTCCTCAACAAGATCTGAGGAGGAAGTTTATGTGGTGGTACAAAGAACTATTAACGGAGCAACAAAAAGATATATAGAAAGATTAAAGCCAATTGATTTTGGAACAGATGTAGAAGATGCTTTTTTCGTTGATAGTGGGTTGACCTATTCTGGTTCCGCTGCAACAACAATTTCTGGATTATCGCACCTGGAAGGACAAACAGTTAAAATTCTTGGTAATGGTGCAGCGCATACGGACAAACAAGTTTCTAGTGGTGCAGTTACCTTAGATAGAGCAGTTACAAAAGCGCATATTGGTCTTTCGTATAATAGTATATTACAGACTATGCGAATAGATGCTGGGGGGATGCAGGGTACATCTCAAGGTAAGATTAAAAGAGTTAATGATGTAACGGTTCGCGTATATAGAAGTCTAGGTGTTAGGGTAGGAAGTTCATCTTCTCAAACAGACCTTATTCCTTTCAGAACGTCAGCAAGTCCAATGGATAAAGCGGTGGAAATGTTTACAGGTGATAAAGAAGTTGAGTTTGATGGTGGCTATGAAACAGATGGACATGTGGTTGTAACACAAAGCCAGGCATTGCCATTAACCGTATTAGCACTTTATCCAAGGTTAACGACGTTTGACGAATGATGTATGTCGTTCCATTTCATACAGATCATTTGTATGATTTAATGAAGAACGCTGAAGAATTTGGCACGAATTACGATCAAGCAAAATTTATCGATTTTACTACGAAAACGCAGAACTATTGGACCGCTTATACTGGATATCAAGATGACCAGGTAATCGGTGTTGGTGGATTAGTTGAGATCTATCCGCATTTAGCTGAAGCCTGGATAGTGCTGCTGAGAAACCAAGAATATTCATCATTAGCTTACACGCGTAAGATAATAAAAATGTGGAATAAAATTCTTTCAGATCACCCTAGATTTGAGCGAATACAAGCGACGGTTAACGAAGATTTTGAGCAAGGGATTAGATTTCTTGATTACCTGGGATTTGAAAACGAAGGGTTAATGAAGAAGTTTGGTCCAGATAAAAGTAACTTTTATAGATATGCGTATATAAGACATGGACCCAATTAAGATAGCTTTATCAGTAGCATCAACGGCTGCAAGTGCAGCTACGGCAGTTGCACAAGGCAGACAACAAGAAGCGGTGTTTGACTATAATGCCAGCATTAATGAACGTAATGCCAAGGTAAAAGATGTAGCAGCAGAACAATTATATCAATCAGAACGTCTGAAAATTCAGCGGTTTTCTAAAGAATTTAAAGATCTCCAGGCTGCGACGACACAGGGGTTTCGATACAATGGTTGGTTAGCTGATACTGGTACTCCTTTAAAAGTTGCCCTGGCTAATGCAAGTGAAGCAGATCTTGAAACTCAAATAATGGATTTTAACGCGAGAGTGGGTAAGCAAGAACTAGAAGAAGAGGGTGTTGCAGAACGCTTGAAGGCAGATCTCAATACAATGTATGGCGACCAGGCAAGACAGGCTGGTGTTTTCCGCGCTGGTCAATCGCTGCTTAGTGGTGGTGCTAATATGTATAACACATGGAAGTATGCGTAAATGAAAGTTCCTACTTATAAAGTACAAAGTTTTCAAACACCGAAAACTGGTCAAACTATGCTGAATGTCCAGGCTAATGTTAATGCTGCAACACAAGCAATAGCTGCACAGGGCGAGTTGTTTAAAACGGCTTCTAATATCAGTTTGGATTTTTTGCGTGCTGAAACCAAGATGCAGCGTGCAACGGAAGTAGCTGATTTAGAAAACAAATTTGTGTCTGCAATGCAAGGGCACAGTTTAAAGGCACTAGACAATAAAAATCCTGCTGCAATGTTAGCGAGTTGGGATGCAAGCAGTAAACGCACTATAAATGATTTAAGCAGGGGTATTTCTGATCCTGTCGTAAAGAAACGGTTTCTAGCGAGTGCTGCAAATACCGTCACAAGTAGTCGCGGTAACATAATGAAACTAGCCAGATCCAATAGGATAGATCAGTCTAAAGCAGTTCATTTAGAAAAAATCCGTGTTCTAAAAAAGCAAATTACACATGGAAATTCATTGGAAAAGATGCAAGCGATGCGTGAATTGTTTGGAACTCCTGGTGATCCTAGTCCCGATTTTGGTTCCCCAGCAATGCCTAGTATTTTTCAGAAAATGGAAAATTTAGGCTTAATATCGGCTGCTGGTCGTGTAGCTCTTGAAGCTGAAACTAGAGTTGGTGTTGAGAGTAGCGACATATATCAAGATCTTAGCGCAGCAGCTATAAGTGGCAATCCAGAACATGCAGATCAAATAGTAAATAACCTGGCAAGTCCAGATCGCTATCCGAATATCACAGGATCAGCTAGAAATTCTTTGCTCAATAAAGCGTTAAATCTTCGGGATAGTCTGACAAGTGACCAATTAACCAGAAAGAAAAATGCGTTAGCTTTAGCCAAGGCGCAGCGAACAGAAACACAAAGAGAAACAAATATCGATTTTTTATCTAAATTAAGTAAGGAATTAGACAACCCAAATACATTTGAGGGAGAGCCAGTAACACTTGAACAATTAACAACTGCATTAGAAAAGAATGACTTATCTGCAAAAGATTTTAATGCGCTGAAGGCGATCCGAATGGCAGATGCGCCAACAAAGTCAGATCCAGACTTAATGTTTACGCTTAATAATCAGATCGATAACGCGACAAGTGATGCAGATTTAGAGGTAATACGCGAAGATATACCAAACTATATCACTAACAAACAACTAAGCACAACGGATGCGCTGAGTATAATATCTGAGATCCAGGAGCAAAAAGCCAAAACACCCAGGGCATTAGCAATAAAATCAGAACGCAAAAACCTAATGCGTGTATTAGGTGTAAATATAGATGGGATCATTGTTGATCCAAAAACGAGTATCGGGCAGAAAGAAGCAATTAATGATGCGCTGCAAACCTATGACGATCTGGTAAAAAAGCACAATGTTAATCCAAGAGAAGCCTATAGTTATTTAACAAGTAACTTTAGAAATCAGACAAAGTTTTTTAGCAGTTTTCAAGATGCTGGAATTCTCTCTCCTAACAGTTTGATATTTGATGACATAATGGGATTGCCACAGGGTCCGATTAACGCATTAGTAGTCAAAGGATTAGTTGAAAAAATTAACAATAGCGGTCTAGCACCCAGGTTCCAATACGAAGAAATGAAAACACTTCAACAAATACAAAAGATTAAGTCGGAGCAATCAATAAATCCAGATGGCGATGGTGGAGATGTTTTTAGTAACGGAAGCAGCGGAGCAAGCAATCCAAGTTGGTGGAGCAGACTATTCGGAGGAGGGTCAGACTAATGACAACAGAAAAAAGTCAAATAGATCCACATGCAGATTATTTCGAGTTAATGACGAATGAACGCGAAGCCAATATGAATAGGCAAGGCTACAAGAATATGAAGCGTGATTTCTTTATACAGAAGGGTCTTGATCCAAATGTTATTGATTTTGATTATGCTTTTGATGCAGGGAATGAGCAGAACAAGGATATCTTGCCAGCGGTTAAAGAGAATGAGGATGGATCTGTAACTGAGGATCTACTTCTCGATATCAATACCAGGGAAGGTATGGCTTGGGCATCTGCTTCAAAAGTTTATTATGATGCGTTCTATAATAAAAAGGATAAAACAGGAGTACACCCATCGTCAATCGCTGCTATGTATACTGCTGAAGATGTAGGACCAAAAACACCAGAAGAGTTTGCACAATGGGGTATCGAGCATATTGGCTGGTTAAACTATCACTTACCATCATTAGGCATACAGGCAACTAAATTAGGATTTAAGGCAAAGAGTAATCCACAAGCATCCCATGCTTTCCTTCACCTTTTAAATACTTACGGCGAATTGCCTATGTTTACCTGGAAAGGGACAAAGCGTTTCTTCAACGGTGTTCTACAAGATCCAACAACATATGTGGGACTAGGAACATTGGGTTTGGGTTTGTTAGGTAAGAAATTTGTAAATGTCGGCGGTAAGGGTGCATTAAAAACAATGCTTCGAGCAGCGGTAGATCCAAAGGCAGCAGCAGTCTATGAGGGTGCATTATATAGCGGTGTTGATGATTTCTTTCGACAGAAGGTAGCAATGGAAGCGGGTCCAGATGTTGAGGGCGGTCAAGACAAATACAACTTTGGTCGAGGTGCTATGGCTGGTGCTTTTGGTGCAGGTGGTGCTGGTGCATTAATTGGTACTGGTGAAATAGCAAAAAGAGTTGGACCTATGGCATATCGAGCCGTGAGGGATATGGTTAATAGTTCAGCAGAAGCAGCAAATGAACGAATAAAAGAGCGTGGAACTGGAACTACATTACATTCTAATCCTGTTGGTCCTATAGCGGATCAAATAATTAGTCGTATGGGTGGTGGTGGTGGACCGCCAAAAAGATTAACACCATTGGATGAAATGGGTTTTTATAGCAAAGCACAAGAAGCATTAGAAACCATTAATCAAGACAAGGGAACAGGGAAACAGTTTCTAGGGCAGCTTGCCAACAAATTTAATGTAAAACAAGAGGAACTTAATTGGTTAGGTCTTGAGAAATTCAACAACGATAACAAGATTACTAAGCAAGAAATGATTGAAACGATAAAACAAAACTATGTAAATATAAGGGAACGCAAACTCATTGAAATGCCAGATAAGCCAGATCCAGACCTGGTAAATAAAGAAATTTCATTTAACACCTCAGAAATTACAGATAGTTCTGAATGGCAACATACTCTTGATAATTACATTTATGATTTTGAAAAAGGTGAAATGAAGGAGGATTATAATTCAGAACATATCGACCCGATTTTAAGTCATATGGGTTATTCGACAATGGATTTTATAGATAACGCTAATTATCCAAATCAAATTTTGGAAAGTGATACCTTTAATTCTAAAGCAGCAGTTCAAGCAATGAAAGAAGGCAGCTTTGAATTTACTGATTTTCAAGGAAATAATATCGATATGCGATCTGACATTGAAGAATATTTTAACCTCAAGGCAGAAGAAGAATACATGCAAAATCCTTATGTGAAAGGTAGTGACACTATGGGTATTGGTTACGATATTGTGGGTAATGATGATTTAGGTTATCAAGTTACGTCGCCAGATGGTCGTGTTGTAGTTGGCTATGATGAAGGTGTTACTTCAATGAATGAAGCACAAGTTCGAGCAACAACTGATGCACACGACGAAGGGCATCTTCATTATTCTTTAGATCCAGATGATGTTCCCGACTTTGATCCCGCAAATCCGAATGATACAACAGAGATAGTCGGGCAGCCACAACACGAATATAAACTAGGGGGTGGCAGCAACTATAGAGAGTTAATTCTTTCAAATGATAGCTTCGACATGGACCCTGCTCATAATGAAATTATGCAATTGTTAGATCCAGGCAAAACGAATTATGAAGTAAAAAATCAATTAAAAAATGAAATTAATGTTTTTAGAGATGTGTTAAAAAGTCTACCGAATAGTGAAAAAATAAATCTAGTTCAAAATATTTTAGATGATCCTATGTTTGATCCAAGGTTTTATGAGTTAGGTAAAGCGTTTGAAGGTAATAGCCTGGGTGATACGGCTGGTGTTAATAATTCACAATTGGGTCCAAGAATTAAGCGTGTGGTTGAGGGTCTAATAAATGAAACAAAAAAGAAAGATTATGACGAATTGCGATCTGAAATGAATGATCTAAGAGACTATGTATTTGGCAACCCAAAAGATAATAGACTTGATTTAGTTGGACCTGCAAATCGATTTGAAAGTACAATGATGGATTTACCAAAAGCATTTGACATGTTTTGGAACCAACAAGAAAAAGCGGTTTCAGCAGATAGAGTTGAGTTTAATAAAAAATTAAGTCCTTACATGATTAATATAGGTCTTGGTTCCCCCCATCGTTTTACATTAGGAGAGGAAATTCAAAATAAATTAAATAAAGCACCAGTTACCCATTATAGTCATCTAGCACCAAACGATATAGGACATGTTCGTGTTACAGACAGGATTGGTCCTAACGGCGAGAAAATGTTGTATGTAGAAGAAATGCAATCTGATTGGTCGCAGCGTGGTCGTCATAATATGCCTACAGAGAGAAACTTAGAAAAAGCGCGAAAAGTAGCTGATGCAAAAGAGTTTATAAATCAGACCAGGGAACAAAAGTTTAAACAGGTTGATCAAGCGATTGATGAATTTAATAACATTGCGCCAGAAAGAAAAGTCGAAGCATTTAATACATTTAAAGATAAAATAGTAAAAACTTTTCAAAGAAAATTTGATGATGGAACAGATCTTTATGAGTTTGATAGCAAGTCTTGGAAAGGATATATGAAGGATATTTTAGACGGTGGACCATCGTTTATGATGAATGAAAATATGACGACTTATTTGCAAAGTGTTAAAGATAAACCTCCAAGTGTGTCAGAGTTTATTACTAGCGTTATCGATATTTTAGATAACGATGCAAATTTTTCTTTTGACAATATGGTACAAGAAGCAAGTCTTAATTTAGGGAAAAGAGCGAAGGACCAAGTGCAAGTGGCTTATAATCACGGCAATATGGGCGACAACACCGCTCAACTTTTAGAGGAATATTTAAGAACAGGTCGAGTAGGATCTGGTGGAATTGCGACTTTGTTAAATTCCGTCGTTCCAGGCATAAACAAACTTCGTATTGGGAAGAAATATCGTGGCGATACAACTGCACACATATCTTCACAAGGTTTAAGTTATAAAGATTTAGGTTTTATGGTTGAATATGATATGGACATAGTTGCTGCTGGAGCAGATGCATTACAAGATTTAGCAAAAGGCATTGATAGTAAAATTTTCAATGACTTAGATGTTGATATGCAGCGGTTAAAAGAAGTTCAAAGTTTTAATCAAAGCAAGGACACACAAAAGTTTGAAACTAGCCGTAGCAGACATGGTTTTATTCCAAGAGGACCATTTGTGGGTAAGACACAAGATGTGGCAGAATTGCAAATCAAAACACTTGTTAGGCGAGCAATACAAGAAGGAAAAGATTTTGTAGTTGTATCGGGACCAGAGGATCAAATAAATCGATGGGGTGAAAGATACAGAGAGACTTTTGAAACGCATTATGGGCAAACAATTCCAAAAATGGCTGAGAAAGTTTTAAAGCAGTTAGATAAAAAAGCCAAACCCTATAAAGCAGATATTGGGGATTTAGGTGCGGTAAACCAACGAGATTTGCCAAATATGGAAAAAAAATTATTTCTCTCAAGAGATAAACAAATGCTGGTAATACCAATAACAGAAAAGATGAAACAAAGCGTTGAGCGTGGTATGTCCTTATTTGAACTTGGCGGTATGGCAGCGGGTGGCGGGGGTGCAGCGGTTGTTGGATCTCAGATGGCTGGTCAGCAAGAAAATGAACAACCTGGAATATAATTTGTTTCCAATGTAACGAAAATAAACTAGAATGTAATATAATTGCAGCCGTCCGTGCTGCTTTTTTTTTGGAAAAATCATGGCATTAACTGACGCAGAAAATTCTGCGGTTTCATCTCTATTGAGTGGTGGACCGACAGATCCATTGGAAAATCAGCCAGGACAAGAAAAGCCAATCGAACTTGCTCTTTTTGGTAAGGGCGGTTCTGAGGTTGGTGGCTGGCTTGGCAAAATGATATTCGGCGACAAGCTATTTAAAAGCCGTGATATTTCAAGAGAATTGCAAACAGGTGAACGAAAGCCAAAAGATCTAGCTGATTTCTTCGCTGATAGCGATGTGTTTCCCGAAGAGAAAAAAAAGGTTACTAAACATCCGTTAGACAAATTTTTAGGCGACGATGACGGTACGAAGATTAAAGTAAAGATACCCGAAGAAAAATCGGCTGGTCAGAAAACACCGTTCAAGCCAACTGACGAAAGTTTTAAAGAATTCCAGGAACAACGCAAAGTTGATGTAAAGCCAGAAAAAGGATTGCTTACGGATTTTCGGGTTAGTGGCAGCCAGGGCGACGATAAGATCCCAAATGAACAAAGCGTTCTTAATACCATTGAAGCGATCTCAAAAACACAAAAGGGCGAAATAGACAGAATTAAGCGTGGTAAATTAGAAAATGAGGAAGTTGAGAAACTAGCGGATCTTGTGGGTCTTGCGCCAGAAAATCTAAAGAAAAGAATTTTAGCAAGAAATAAAGGTGAAGCGATTACAGTTAAGGGTTTCGGTATGACAGAAACTATGCTGGCTGCTCGAACACTCTTAACAACTGAAATAAAGAAATTAGATGAATTAGCTGAATTGGCTGCTGGAGGTGGCGACCAGGCATTAGTATCATTTCGACAACAATTTGAATTAGTAGGACAATTACAAGCACAGATAAAAGGATCGCAAACAGAAATAGCCAGGGCATTACAACAATTCAGAATTCCTGTCAGAAACGAACAAGCCAATAGACTGAGAAACCAAGATGTTAGATTGCTCATAGATGAAATGGGTGGCAAAGACGGTATTCAGAAAATGGCTAATAGATACCTGGATTTAGAGGATAACGTAAACGCAAAGGCGCATCTCACAAGAAATAATAAAGGTCTTGGCGGTAAGATAATGGATGCGTTCTATGAATTCTGGATCAATGCTTTATTAAGTTCGCCTGTGACACATATGAAAAATGTTACTGGAGCGTTCCTAACAACATTTGCTCATGTTCCCGAAACATTTGTAGCAGCGGGTGTAGGTGCATTTAGACGAAACTTAATGGGTCGAGAAGGCGGGGTTGAGTTTGGCGAAGCTAATGCTGCTTTGTTTGGTTCAGTTATGGCTTTTACCGAAGCCTGGAATATTGCCAGGGTAGCGTACAAAACAGGTGAGAAGCCAATATTAGGCAGTAAAATTGAAATGACTTCTGGGCAACGTCACCAGCGTGCATTTAGTGCAGAAGCATTTGGCGCAACTGGAGTAATGGGAAACGCGGTTAATGGTCTTGGTAAGTTTATGACATTGGGCGGTGTGCCGACAAGCATGTTAGAATTTGAAGATACATATTTTAAAGTAATAGCGCAGCGCATGTCGCTCTATCAGCAAGCCTTTAGAATGGCGAAACAAAAAAATTTAGGTGTAGAGGACTTTTCAGAATTTGTAGCAAACTTTGTTCATAATCCACCAGACGATGCAGTAAGAATAGGGGATGCTCATGCTCAGTATGTAACGCTGCAAAGTGAGGTAGATCAAGCTGGTAAGAGTTTGCAAGGTGTACGAAATCTGCCATTGCTTCGTTACTTTATTCCGTTTTTTAAAACTCCGTATAATGGATTTAAATATTCGTTTGTGGAAAGATCTGCCCTGGGTTTATTGAGTGCAAATCTAAGAGAAACAATAGCTACAGGTAAAAGACCAAACGCTACACCAGAACAAAAAGCTGCAAGCGATATGGCAACGGCAAGGCAATCAATGGCAGCTATGACAACGGTGGTTGCTTTAGGTTACGTTGCTACAGGGAGAATTACAGGCGGGGGACCAGCAGATCGAGAACATCAAGCAACTTTAAGAAGAGAAGGTTGGCGACCTTATAGTGTTAGAATAGGCGATACATATCATAGCTATATCGGGTTTGAACCTTTTTCATCTGTAATATCTTTGTGGGCAGATGTTGGCGAAACTATGTTTGTTTATGATACGTCAAATGCAGAAGGTGGAGAAATAGCTAGTGCGGTTGTATTAGCCGTTGCTAATCAGTTAACGGATAAAACCTTCATGCAAGGCTTCAGCAATCTCGTTTCAATATTGCAAGATCCTGTCCGATACCAGGAAGGAACGGTTAAAAACTTTGCGAGAAGTCTGGTTCCTCGAATTGTTGCCCAGGTCGAAAGGCAAGTAGATCCAGTTGTTAGGGATGCACAGGGTGTTCTTGATAGCATAAAATCGCAGATCCCAGGTGTATCATCTACACTACCAGCAAGACGGAATATTTGGGGTCAAACGCAAATGGCAGACGGTGCATTAGGTCCAAACATTATGTCCCCTATATATACCAACACAGTTGGTCCTAATACTACGTCTATTGAGAATGGAAAAATTACAATCGGCAGCAAGACGTATGATCTTAATACTGAAAAAGATGTAAACCTTGCTTATCAATTCGACAGAGAATGGGCGAAGGTTGGCTATGGTCCCAACAGGCTTCCAGATGAGGTACATAAAAACGTAGCGTTGGAACCAGCGGAACGCGATCTCATTCATCAACTAATGGGACACCAAACGCTAGAAGCATTAAAGCAATGGGCAAAAAGTAAGAGCAATATAAAGCGATATAATCAGCGAAAGAAAGCCTATATGGAAGGCGGTAATTCTATGGCTTTTCAAAAGATGAAAGACGAATTCGATAAAATTATAAGTGATGCCAGGGATAGAGTGATTGATATTAGTGGCACTAAAGCCAGCGGATTATTCTTTGCAACAGAGTTAGGCAAGCAGTTCCAGGAACGACTACAACAAAATCATTCGGAATATGTCGATACGGTTAACGAATACCGAAACATAATGAATAACTGAAAATAAGGACAAGGACATGACAGTTAGTAGCACCACCACAAAAGTCAGTTTATCGGCAAATGGTACGCAACATAGTTTTGCATATACCTTTAAAATTTTTGCAGATGCAGACCTGGAAGTAATTGTCAGAGATAGCGCAGGTACGGAAACCACAAAAACTCTAAATACAAACTATGTTGTTACTGGTGCTGGGACGGATAGCGGGGGAAATGTCCTTTTTAAATATAATACTGGTACAAGTTCCGATGCTCATTATGATGCATCCACGAACCACCGTCCAGCAAACAATACCACCGTAATTATTAGACGAAAGTTAACGCTCTCACAAGGTACAGATTATATAGAAAACGATCCGTTCCCCGCAGCATCACATGAAAATGCTCTTGATCGATTAACGATGATTACGCAGCAGATCCAGGAAGAAGTGGATCGCTCAATTAAAGCATCTGTTGGTAATACAATTTCTGGTGCAACATTTACTTTGTCAGCAACAGATAGGGCTGACAAAATATTTGCTTTCGATAGTTCTGGTAATTTATCTGTTACCCAGGAATTAGGAACGCTTAAAGGTAATTGGGCAGCAAGTACCGCTTATGTTGTTCGTGATCTGGTCAAAGATACCAGCACAAACAATATCTTTATTTGTATCACGGCGCATACATCTTCTGGATCGCAGCCTTTAACAACCAATACAGATAGCGCAAAATGGTCCCTTATAGTGGATGCTGCATCTGCAACAACGTCAGCAAGTACGGCTAGTACACAAGCCACAAACGCTGCAACGTCGGCAACTACTGCTTCAAATCATAGAGCCGATGCTGGAAAATACGCGATCACGGCAGAGGACAGTACGTTTTCGCTCACTTCTACAAACGGCGGTACGTCGGGATTATACTCAGCTTTACATTACCAGGCAAAAGCACAAGCCAATCAAACGGCAGCAGCCAGTTCTGCAAGCGCAGCAGCGACAAGTGCAACGGCAGCATCCAATGCACAATCAGCAGCAGAAGCAGCACTCGATACATTCGATGACAGATTTCTTGGTGCGAAGTCAACATCTGGTGGCGATCCGACACAGGACAACGACGGAAACAGTTTACAAGATGGTGCGATTTTCTTTGATACGACCAACGATATAATGAAGGTGTATGATTTAACGAATACTACTTGGCGACAATTAACACCTACGTCTACAAACCAAGGTCATATTAATACTGTAAGTGGAATACAAGCAAACGTAACTACCGTAGCTGGCATAAGTTCCAATGTAACTACTGTTGCTGGTATAAGTTCCAACGTAACAACGGTTGCGGGAATAAGTTCAAATGTTACATCCGTTGCTGGAAATAGTTCAAACATAAACTCAGCAGTTTCTAATGCTTCTAATATAAACTCAGCAGTCTCTAATGCTTCAAATATTAACTCTGCCGTATCAAATGCAAGTAACATTAATACGGTTGCTGGAGCAATTAGTAATATTAACACAACGGCATCAAATATATCTGGAGTAAATTCGTTTGCTGAAAGGTATAGGATTGGTTCTTCTAATCCAACATCTTCATTAGATAACGGTGACCTCTTTTTCAATTCCACCAGTTCGACTTTACTGGTGTATGGTTCGAGTGGTTGGCAGAACGCAGGATCTTCAGTAAACGGAACCTCTCAAAGATATACTTATAATATCTCTGGCACTCCTTCTTCTGTTACTGGTTCTGATGCTAATAGCAATACTCTCGCCTATGATGCTGGATTTATTGATGTGTTTTTAAATGGAGTGAGGCTATCTGGAGCAGATATAACGATTACGTCTGGCGATACAATAACTTTTGCTTCTGCTCTTGCAGATGGTGATGTAGTAGATGCAGTTGCTTACGGAACATTTAATGTAGCTCAAGTAAATGCAGACAATCTAAATAGTGGTACAGTTCCAATAGCAAGACTAGGTTCTTCTGGCACAAAAGATACAACCACGTTTCTTCGTGGTGATAATACCTTTGCCACAGTTGATACAACTAACGCATCCAATCTCTCAACAGGCACATTACCAAATGCCAGATTATCTTCTGTGCCCAACTCAGCTTTAGCTAACTCTGGTATAACTATAAACGGATCTGCGATAGCACTTGGCGGTAGTGTCACAGTTGAAACTGACTTTACCTGGGAAACTAAAACGTCAGCTTTTAATGCTGCCGCATCTAAAGGATATTTTGTTGATACATCAAGTGCAGCAATTACGGCGACTTTACCAGCTAGTCCTACGGCTGGCGATACAATTAGATTTATAGATTTGAGTGCTACGTTTGATACGAACAACCTTACTGTGGCAAGGAACTCAAAGAAAATTCAAGGTGACACAAGTGATATGACAGTAGCAACTGAACGTGCTGGATTTGCTCTGGTATTTTCTGGTGACACTCAAGGTTGGTTATTAATGGAGAAATAAGATGAGTACATACGAAGGAAATAGATATAATTTTAGTGGTGCAAATGTAACAGGTATTCCAACGTCTGCTATTTCAAGTGGAACTTTCGCTGATGCTCGGCTATCAAGTTCGTCAGTAACACAACACGTTGACCTATCTAACTTATCAGCATCAAACCTAACGAGTGGGACAATGCCAGATGCTAGATTTCCAGCTACCTTACCAGCAGTTAGCGGAGCAAACCTAACAAGTATGTCAGTAGCATCTTCTGTTGGCTCTTGGTCGCCAAGTATTAATTTTCATGGGTGGAATTTTCATCAAGCTAAATATGTTAAAGTTGGAAGAATATGCCATGTTAGTTGTTACTTCCAATGGACAAGCAGTTCTGGTAGTGGTGATGATGCCTGTCAAATGACTGGCTTGCCTTTTACTTCTTGGAATAGTGGTAGTCCTATTGGGCAAGGTTCTTTTCATGGGTCTTATGACCAAGGTCAAACTATGGTTATGGCAAATTCAACTACTTTGGATTTTATGTCGGATTATAATGGGCAGAGGGTTCTTAATGAACACAACTCATTAGGGGGTTTGTGGACAAAAGGCAAAATGATACAACCTAGTTATCTAGGAACTGAATATAGATATTTTTATGCTGAATGTACTTATATAACTGCATCATAGGAGAGAAAAAATGGCTACAAAATATGAAATAACTAAACACGAATTTTCAGTAGATGTTAGAAGAATATCTGATGGTCATTCTTGTGCCTTTATGGCAAAGAAAGTTTGGAAAGACATGGGTTCAACATATCAAGGAGATGTTCTTTACACTACCCAGCACCAAAATGATGGGCTTATACCAGATGGCAAAAAGGTTGGTGATGTTTTTATTCCTGGAGATACTTTGCCAGAGGGTAAAAAAGTTGGTGATGTTAAGGTTGCTGCGAAAGGCTGGCAAGAAGAAGATTTTGATTGGGATGCAGAATTAACTAGGGTCTTTGGTGAAGTTGATGCTGATGTAAAGACTGCTATTACCTCTCATTTTACTGATGATTTAAAAGCTAAATATGTAACTGCGGAAAAAGCAAAATGACCAAAGCAAGAGACTTAGCAAATATAATTTCTGGTGGCTTAACTGCTGATGATATACCAGCTTTGCCAGCTTCTAAGATTACCTCTGGGAGTTTAGGTGCAGATAGAATACCAGATTTACCAACATCTAAAATTACTTCTGGAGCTTTTGCTGATGCAAGAATACCAGACTTAGCTACATCTAAAATAACTTCGGGTACTTTTGCGGATGCAAGATTATCTTCTGGTTCTGTAACTCAGCATGTAGATTTAACTGCATTGTCAGCAGACAATTTAACAAGTGGTACTGTTCCTTCTGCTAGATTATCCCTTTCCGCTAGTGATGTTCCAGCTTTAGCAACGTCAAAGATTACATCTGGTACGTTTGCTGATGCTCGGATAAGTTCTTCATCTGTTACTGCTCATGTTAGTGCGGTTACTCAAGCTAGTGGCTCTTGGACACCTGCTCCATCAAACGGCTCATTTGGCATTGACAATGGAGCAAGGTACGCAAGAGTAGGAAATTTAGTTAGTGTAACTTGTTGGTTAACTGGTAGTAGTCAAGGAGATACTAATACTAATATTTGGTACATTAGTGGATTGCCCATAACTCCAGTTAATACTGGAACTGCCTCTGATGTAGTTGGAATGGGAACTGCTTATGCTTCTACTGGAGCAAAACATTCTGGTGTTGCGTATGTGTTTTCTAATACATCTTACATTTATCTTATGCATGGTAGTAAAATTTATTCTGCTGATGATAATAGTGAACCCGCTAATCAAAATAACTGGGGAGATTCAAATGGTAGAACTACTAACTGGAATATGCGTGGTTGGATGTCAAGTGGTAGTGATAAAGGTATGGCTCTCGAAGTGACATATTTTGTATAGTAATAGGACAGACAGATGACCAAAGCATTAGAAACAAGAGTAGTTAAATTAGAAACTGAGAATTCAATTCAGTTCCGCGACATCTATAATAGGCTTAAAAAATTGGAACTGGTGCTCATTTCTGGCATGGGTGCGGTGATACTCATGCTCATTGGGATCTTATTTCAAATAAATTAAATTATTAATATTACCTGGGGGGACCATGTTAGGGTTTGGGGTTGGTGAAGTAATGGCTGCTGCTAGTGCTTTTAAAGCATTTAAAGGAGCAGTAGATGCTATCAAAAGTGGCATTAGTACCGCACGCGATGTTCGTGATATTGCTTCACAAATAGATACGTTGCTTGATAGTAAGTCTATATTAGATCGCGCTAAAAATAAAAAGGCTGCACCAGGTTCCTTCTCTCTCAAATCGATTGCAGCCGAAACTATTGATGCACGAATTGCTGAAGAAAGTTTGCAAGAAATTAAAACCTTAATAAATTTGAGATTTGGAAGTTCTACTTTTCAAGACATTTTAGACGAGCGAAAAAAGCGCATAAAAGAATACGCGGATGCGGAAAAGAAACGGCTGGCAGCCAAGGTAAAGCGCAGGAAAGAGTTAATGAATGATCTTAAAATACTTCTGTGGATCGTTGGCGGTGCTGGTCTGCTTTGCGTGGTTGGCATTGTGTATCTCACCGTTACAAACTAAATCGGAGATTAAAAATGATACATCGAATTATAAGCTGGTTAACAGAGTTCGGAAGAAAGCAGCAGGAAGATCCCTCAATGAGTGGTACTGCATCTACATCACGGAAGCGGGGACGACCAAAGTTATCACAGTCCAAAAAGAAGCCTGTCCGAAAGAAGAGTAAATGACAAAGAAGCTGGAACCAAAATCGAGATATGCCAAGTATGACATTGATGGAGATGGAACCGTAAGTGACGAAGAGTTATCGGCGATTAATGAAATTAATAAAGCAGAAGCGGAAAGCAGAAAACTTAGGTCGCAGAGATATATGGCGACTGCAAGTCTTATTGCTATGGGCGTGTTTACTTTTGTGTTGTTCACTCCCCTGGTATCTTTAGAACGCTTAGCAGCTTTATCCGATGTCTCAAATTTATTCTATATAAGCATGGCGGGTATCGTCGGAACTTATATGGGAACAACTGCATGGATGAATAGAAAATGATAGGACAACTAATATCTAGTTTTGGAAGTCTTGCATCTAGTTATCTGGAAGGCAAAACTGCGATCCAAAAAGCCAACGCTCAAATCAAGATGAAGGAAGCGACAGGCGAAATTGATTGGGATTTAGCTGCAATGAGAGCCAGCCAATCGTCACTCAAAGATGAATGGCTAACGGTACTATTTTCAATACCTCTTATTCTTGCATTTTGCGGAGAGTGGGGAAGGGATATAGTTACGTCTGGGTTCCAGGCACTTGAAGCAATGCCGACCTATTACCAGGTATCATTAGGTGCAATCGTTAGTGCTTCATTTGCGACCAGATCCGCAGCTAAGTTTTTCAATATGCGGAAAAAACCTAAATAAATATTTGTGAGATTTGCCGTCAGACTTTTGCTGACCG